ATGCCTAAAATTCTGCATATTTTAAGAAGCGAATACGCTACCGAATACGCTACCGAATACGCTATGAGCAACAGAGGTCAGTGGTCAAAACCCAAAATATACGACGCTGGAGGGGATATTACCAAGCGTTGGTACGTCTATTTTTCCTACCGAGATCCACAAACGGGGAAAATGGTAAGACAAAACCCCATATACCTTGGGGTAAACAAGGCTTTCAAAACACTCGCCGAACGATACGCCAATATAAAGAGGGTGCGTGCTATCGTGGAACAAAAACTCATCAATGGATACAATCCTTATAAGGACAAATATTCAGAAAACAAAATCATCTCCATACACGACGCTTTTTCCTACGCCTTAGACAATGCCAAGGCAACCATGAAAGAAAGCTCTTTCAAAAACCACCAATACCGTATCCGTACCTTTGAGAAGTGGCTCGAACAAAACAACTTCACTGGGCGAGCTGTCACAGCCATCACCAAAAAAACCGCTACCAATTTCCTTAATGCTATCCTGCTGAAGACAAGCCCTAAGAACCGCAATAATACCCGCGCTTCCCTATCCATCCTATTCAAGTTCTTGGAGGATAACCAATATATTACCAACAACTTTATCACCTCCATTCCTGTCCTCAAGGCCAACCCACACCGCAATAAAACCTATACCCAAACCCAAGAAGACGCCATTTTTGAGTATATAGAACAAAATGACCCGCTCCTATTGCGCTTCATCAAGTTCATCAGCTATAACTTCCTCCGACCTATCGAGGTCTGCCGCCTACAAGTCAAAGACATAGACTTAGAAGGCAAGCGCCTAATGGTCGAAGCCAAGAACCAAGCACGAAAAACCAAAATCATTCCCGAAATACTCCTCACAGAACTCCTATACCTCAAGGGTGCCAACCCCAACCATTTCCTTTTTGCCCCAGAGGGATTAGGCCCTTGGGACACCTCCGAAACGAACAAAAGAGATTACTGGAGCAAAAGATTCAAAAAAGTCAAAGAACATTTTTCCCTTGGGGAGGACTACGGACTCTACTCCTTCCGACATACCTTTATTACCAAGCTATACCGCAAGCTCCGTGAGCAGTACCCACCCTTTGAGACCAAGAGCCGCCTGATGCTCATCACAGGACATACCACCATTACAGCCCTTGACAAGTACCTCCGAGACATCGACGCCGAACTCCCCGAAGACTACTCCCAACTCATTAGTGGTTAGTGATTAGTCATTAGTCACTTGTCACTTGTCATTAGTCACTAATTATTGTATTCCTCGTAAAATTCCTCGATCTCCTCTAAGTGCTTCTGAGTGATAAACGACAGCGACAGCATCCGAGAGCACACGAACCTAACCAACTTCTTTTCCTCCTCGTCAAAGTAGGATAAGTCCTCCAACATATCTGGAAAGCTGAACAGCTTCTCCTGTATATCCTCCGATTCGGCAATCTTGTTGGCCACTTCACAGAGCCAGCCTGAGAGCTTTATCCCCAGCGGCTCATTTAGCGGACGCGGTAGTTTGTTATCTCCTCTCATAGCACGGCCCTCCTTTCTTTTTGGGTTTGAGTTTGGTAAGCAAAATAAGACACATAAGCATGTATCACAGCAAGGGGTAACGAAGAATTAGAAGTCGTCCCCGCCGAAGTGGAGACATGCCACTGCCCTTCACGATAGGCAAGCAGGAAGTTACAAGAGGTTTCCTTAAGCAGAGCGCGGAAACAATCCTGAGCCACGACATCCACCACCGCAGGATCGTCCGCAGGTTCGTAATCATTGAGGATTTTCTTGCAGCCCGAAACACTTTGAAGAAATAGCCGATCCGTGCGACCAGCTCCCCACGATGTAGCCTTGGCTACATGGTGAGAGGTTTGAGGTTTTAACATAGTATAAAAAATAAAAAAGCGTGAGTAGGTGCTGTTAAAACCTCGCCGGATATATCCGCAAAATTTGCTATATATTACTATATAGCGACACCCTCACGCTGTGAGTATTCGAAAATCTTTATGTGATATGCGGACACGAAAAAGCCGCAAGGTTTTAACGCTGCAAAAGTACAACTTTTTTTGAAACCTCCAAATCTTTTTGAAAAAAATTTTTTACCCCCTCACTTGTCATTAGTCACTTGTCACTTGTCACTAAAAAAGCCCTCTCCCACGCAGGGAAAGGACTTGTTTTTGTATCAATGCCTTTGTTATAACAGTAATAGAGAAGCCAACCACCAGCCTAAAGCCGAAAATAAAATCATTATCAAAGTTCCCCTTAATGCATTCCTTTTTTCTTGTTTTTTCATTTCCGATAAACTGAAAATGGTAGCAAATGTAGTTAATACGCCAACCAAAGGAAGGGATAACGGAAGGTATGATAACAATATTTTCCAAATAGGTGTTCCTTCAGTTGCTCTAAGCCAAGGATATGAAAAATAAAAAAGGTAAGAGGCCAAAACAGCGGTCACAATTATTCCTCTATAGATATTTGTGTAATCTTTCTTTTCCTTGTACTTATACCTGATATTCATATCCACTACATTTCCAAAAGGAACGACAAATACATCACTAAGGATTTCTTTAAACTTCGCTTCGGAATGACTGTATCTCTTTGCTTCCTTCAAATAGAGATACTCCAAATCTCCAGTAGAAGCATTGGTACTATAATCAAATAAGATTCCTTGGATCATCTTGTTCTTGCCCTCCTCTTGAGTGGGATTAAGTGTCAGATCTACCCATTTTAGAAGTACTTTGCCTTTAGCTCCTGTGGTTTTACCTTCAAAGATATAATGCCATTGATTCGAATATTGCAAAGCAGATATTTTTACATCAATTTTTAGCAGACAAACCAACTCAAAAAGGAACCATCCAAGTACTCCAGCTATAACATTTGAAAAAATAATATAAAGGAGTATGAAAATAAAAATGGGCTGATCCTGTTCTATTTGAATATTTCCAAAAGAAATATTTTGAAGTCTTCCTAAGGTTTCCTCATTTAAAAAATTTGTTCGAACCCAAGGGATATAGCTTATAAAAAGAAGTGTTATTAGTTGTGAGAATATACCCCAAAAGATACTGGTTACTATACGTTCACTCCACTCTCCTTTTAAAAATTGTTTGGTGAATTTTCCGGAATAATAGAATCTTCTAAAAATAAGTCCAGGGAAAAGAACGATAACTATCAAGAAGATAGAGCTTAAGGCAAGTTCAGGAAGCATAACTTTTTATATTAATACAGTCATATTCCCATCAGAAAAATGCAGTTCTGTCCTTATAAGCTCAGTTGAGTTCTCTTCTTTTCTCTTCTGATCTGCTTTTTCAACAGCTTCTAAAAAAATCCTTTTCTTCTCAGGATCTGAAAGAATTTCCTTCCCCTCTTGGCTTATCGCTGATTCATCATTCATTGAAAGAAAATCCACTACTCGCTTAAAAGAAGATACTATTTGTTTTAGTAATCCGTTCATAACTTTTTTCTTTTAGATTGAAGAAATTTAGATCATTTCACGCTGCAAAGATACAACTTTTTTTCAATCCGTGTGACATTTACCTTACAAATTTATACTGTCAAAACGACCCCGCTGCCACCCCCCCGCTGGCGCGTTTCTTGCAGCCCGTACGCTACTACTCCCCCGCAAGCAAAGGGACAACTTTAGAAAAAAATATTTTTACCTTGTCATTAGTCACTTGTCACTAGTCACTAAAGAAGCCCCCATTGCTGAGGGCTTCAGTTGTTAAATTAAATTCAGTCAATGACTACTGAATACTGTTTGCCGCGCGGCGAATACGTTCGGATATATCCAGCAACGCCCCTTGTAGTTGTATTTTTTCGGCTTCACTAAAGCCCCCCTCGCCACCATTGCCATCGCGACCATGGAGCTTGTTGTATATCCATGAAGAGGACTTGCCAAAATAATCGTGTGCGATTTGTCGCCAAGAGACATCTATTGAGATGTCGTCTAATTGTTGCATCATCGTGATGCGCTCCTGTTTTTGTACTGCTATTGCCATAGTATGAATATTTGTTGAAAGTAAGCCCTCATTGCTGAGGGCTTTTTCAAACTGTAATAATGGTGTTGAAATATTAATCACAGTTCTATACTTAAGAGCTCTTCACCTAACTTGTGTAAGCCCTCTTGTAGTTTCTTGCGCTGGGCTTCGCGGGGTTTTTTCAGCCCTACCGAATACTGATGGATCAGCTTTTGATTGATCCCCGTGAGCCGCTCGAAAGCTGGGTTACTTAGGATCCCTTTATAATATTGTAAGAGGCTCTCTGTATCATATTTATAGGTAAGCTCATAGGATACATCGGGGATATTACCCAATTCTTTCTGTATGGCAAGGCTTTCCGCTATCGCTGCCTTTACCTCTTGCACCGTTTCTCCTCCAGCGCTGACCCCTTCCAAGCCCTCAGCATAAGCCCAATAAAAATCCTTGCTGCGCTCAATAATAATTCTAATCTGTTTCATAATCTTCTATTTTTTTAGAGAGAGGGGTTATTTCAACCCCATCTCTTTTTTGATTTTTGACTCTATTCCTTTTCCCACTTCTTTGCTCCCGTGGTAAGGAACTGGATAGGTTCTATCTCCCTTTTTATAAATGTAATGGCTTCCCGAGACTCGCTCTAACTCCCAACCATTTTGGACGATTAACCTGTGTAATTCACTCGATTTCATACACTATTCTGATTAATATTTCAACACTGCAAAGGTATATATTTATATACTAATATCCAAACTTTTCCCCAAGTTTTTTTACTCCCTAATATGTTAAAGTTTTCCACCCCTCACTCGTCCCCCCTTCGGGGGTTAGGGGGATTAAAAAAGCCCTCAGCAATGGGGGCTTTTAATTCAGAATTGTAAAAGTGTATTAATTAAACAAACTGAATATCTTGTAATTCTTCAGCTAAGTGGTGCAATTTCTTTTGAATCTTCACAACTGTTTGTTTGCTGGGCTTCCTATATCCTTGAACATATTGGCTCAATTGCGCCTGATTAACCTCTGTCAGTCTTTCCAATCCTGCAAAGCTAAATATCTTTGAATAATATTGTAAGAAAGAAGGCAAATCGTACAAAAATTCAAAATCAGCCTCCACAAAGTCTCGCCCTTCTTCTTTATAAATCGCTTTCATATCCTCATAGGAGGCTCTGAAGTCTTCCAAAGCCTCTGATACGGTTGCTCCTTCTCCTATGATCCCATAGTTAAGCGTTGTGTCTGCCAAATCTACATAGGCACTATATCCGTCCTCTGTTTTTTCTATAAATACTTTTACTCGTTTCATGTGTGTTTTCTTTTTATAAGGGTAAATATAAAGGTTAAGAGTCTAACCCTGCGTCTTTTAATATTCTTTTTAAGGTACCCGTAGCTACTTCTTTACTCTTATGGTTGCTCAGTCTGAACTTTTTATTTGTTATAGGACTACACCATACAGGGTGCCCGTTAGCTTGTTTCTTCGTATCGTAGCACCCCGCTTCTTTGAGTCTCTTCTCTAATTCTGAATATTTCATCGTTGCCTAATTAATACCCCGCAAAGATAATGCTATTATTTTTAATAGCAAAATATCTTACTTATTTTTTTACCATGAAAAAAGTTAAAGTTTCACACTACTAAAAAAAGCCCCCAGAGATGGGGGCTTCAGTTGTTAAATAAAATCCAGTCAATGACTACTGAATGCTGTTAGCGGCGCGGCTTTTAATCCTTCATCAAGTCCAAAAACTCACCCACAGTTAGCTCGTTTTCATTTTGTGGCTCTGCTTCTATCTCCGCTATGAGTTTTAAAAATTCTTCATCAGGCATATTTTCTATACTCCGCCTAAAACGTTCTAATATGACATCTGTTTCCATTATCTTACTATTCTTTCATATGCTACTTCTATCCTCCCAAACCCTTTTCCTCCTAATTTAGCAGGTACAATTTTCACACTTACTATGAGCTCCTTGTTCTTCTGCAAGAACTTCAGATAGCGGCTTGGATTGTAGAAAACACGCTTATGGGTAAAAAATAGGTTATTGTTCATAACAATCTCCTTAGAGTTATTTGACTGCAAAGATACAAAAAAAAAATCAAAGGGACAACTTTGGAAAATTATTTTTTTACCCTCTAACCCCTAACCACTAACCCCTAATCACTAACCACTAACCACTAACCACTAACCACTAACACGTTAGAAACCCGTCTTCCCAGTCTGCGGGATTAACCACCAGCGGCGCCTTGGTCTTAAAATGCACCTCTACATCCACCCCGTATAGGTGTGCTTGTGGCTCCTCGATCGGGTAAATACGCGTGAGATCCTTCTCAAAGGCACCATATAGGAAATGATCCCGCTGGTGACTGTCCCACCTGATACGTGCCAAGAGCTGCAAGGCGATACGCTCTGCTTGGTCTATCTTCTCCTGCTGCCCCTCAAAATCATCGTGCGGCGCATCGGCATACACGATACTAAAGACGAGCTTACGACGCCCCAAGGTGTTCAGCTCACCCCCGTCCAAGCCCAACTCATAATCATAGATCGCCAAGAACGGAGAGGCGATCCCAGCAAAGCTGCTTTGCTTCTCTATAATCTCACGGGAGAAATACCCCACGTGCTCCTGTATCATCACATGCTTATCAGCCAAGTGATGAAAATAATCCTTCAACTGTTTATACATCGTTTTTTTTTAAATTTTCCTCTTTTTGCTCAAAACCCCGATTTTTTTTTCCTACATTTCCTACAAAACCTACGAAAAACATAAGTTACTGAAAATCAAGATAAATATTTTTTCAAAGGGTTTTTTTCGCGTTAATTTCCCTTAAATTTCTGTAGGAAAACCGCTTTTCATTTTCCTACACTTTCCTACAACTTCCACATTTTCCTACAAATCCTACGCCTTTTCCTACGCTTTTTTAGGGTTAAGTAACTGATTTATAAGTAAATAACCCCTTGTAGGAAATGTAGGAAAAAAAAACAGCACTTTTTAGCGCAAAAGTGTATTTTTCAAAAAAAAATTACACTCGTCCCCACCCTCTAACCACTAACCCCCACCCCCTAACCCCTATCACCTAACACCCAACCACTAACCACTAACCACTAACCACTAACCCCTAAAAATAAAGTCCCGACTTCTTAGCCACAGGCTCCCGCAGCACCAGCGGCTCACCTTGGTAGCAGGGGAACAATGCAGGGTGTGCCTTTATATATTGTAATAGCAAGTCCCTATATCCCTGCGCCCGCTCCAGGAATCCCTCCTTAAGCGCCTTGAGCTGGGTGTCGCTCAGCAGCATGGACTTCTGCCAAGGCAGCTGCTCCCATTGCAGCACGATTCCCGAAGTGGTATAGGTAAGCCCCTGCATAAAGACAGCATCGGCCAAGGTGTAGTAACCTACGATCTTTCTTAGCAGCGCAAGCGCCGTCTCATCACCACGTATATCCGAGAGCACACAGGGCGACAGCTGCGGGGCTATGTACAACTCCCATATATCCCGCATCAGGGGCAACAGCCGCAGGAAGATCTCGTACGAATCCCCTATCGAATACAGCGCCGACAGCTCCCGCGGACTACCAAAGAGCGACCCCGCCACCTCACGGGCAAAGGGCAACTCAGCACCAAGGGAACTCGTGGAGAGGAGCGCCACAGCACCATTCAGAGCATGATCCCCTATGCGTACCGCGTTCAGCCCATAGTCTCGCACGTCCCACCAGGGAGAGCGCTCCATCTTATTATCTTGGTACGCGTTGGCGCCCGTACTGGACAGGTGCATCTTCACGAAAGGAATACTGTACGCAATGGCATAGTTGGCCACAGCCTTTTTCACCCCCTCGTATATCTCCGCTTTGCGTGGCATAACAAAGGAATCATCGGAGAGCTTCTCCCAGATCACCTCCCCTACCAGCGGACGAACCCGCTCACTAATAGCCGTCTCTATATACGGCCTAAGGATCTGTATATCCAAATACTTGGACACATGGATATACGCCTTAATCTCTTCAATTCTATCAAACATATCCTTTTTTTACTACAAATATAAAAGCCCTTCCCCTTGCGGGAAAGGACTTGTTTTTAATATTCAAGATAAGACTTATTCTTTTTCTTCTTCCTTTTGATTTTTATTTTTATGCTTTCTATCAAAATACATATTGATACGGATATAGATAATTAGGCTTATCAATAGAATAATGATATACCATAAAATACTTATTTTTAAATACAGCCAAAATGCCAACCAACCAAAAGTTACAAATACAGGAATATTTTCTTTAGATATTCTGGAATTATTTATCATGGCATCGGCAATAGGGGTTACTACCATAAATATAGCACTAATAAAAAATAGTTTTCTCAATAAATCTCCCAAAAATGATATTTCAGAAAAGAGAATATAAAAAAAGAAAGGTAATAGTAAGAAATATAGTAACAATCCTACTACTTCTATTAATCTTCTTAACGAACCTGTACTCTTTTTATATATATAACTTAGGTTCATGTTTTGGATCTGATCCTTATGAATACAAAAGTTATGACCTTCTATACTCTTATTAGAGGAGTCGGGGGGAGATTTTGTCTCCATTTTCTTTTTAGAGGTATTTTCTATTACTATGGTTTCTATATTGGTATCATTTTTAGAAAGATGGTAATTTTTTATCTTCCCCGTATATATAATATGATCAGTTGTTAGTATATCTATTTCCGTGTAAATATACTTAAATCCTTTAGGTGCTTTGTTCAATCTACCCCTGAAGAGAGCATGCCAATAATTGTAAAAATTAAAATTGAATGCAATAGCTAACCTATTATAAAAGACAGATAGAAACATACTCTACAGACAATAAAAATCCAATCGTAAAATATTAAAAATAAAATAGTTACAAACGAAAAAGCCGAAAAAGCGGACAAAACGAAATGTACAAAATACCGTAATTTACCGTATATACGGCGTAATAGAAAAGGGGTATTTTTAAGGCTAAAAATAGCTATACCGTAATTTGCCTTTAGGAATATACCTCAAAACCTCCCAAACCCACTAAAATAGCCCCTTTGAGGGCTTTTTTTATGCCCTGAAATAACCTTTAAAGCCCATTGAAAAGCCCTATAAAGCACCCCGAAAATGACGATGAGAAGACCCACGAAAAAACCTCTTTTTTTAGGTTAGGGAGACACTTAGGGGGACACTTAGGGAGACAAAAAAGCACCTAAAAACAAAGAGTAAAAACCCCTATACTTATACCCACACGCAAGCAATACCCATTTTTTATAGAGTGGAGGGGGGTGTATTGTAGGGGATTTTATACTATATTTTTACGTAATTTATTGATTTACAATTACTTAATAAAATTTTCGGACGATTTTATACCTTTTTCCTCTTTCAAATGCTTGATTTGTTCCTTTAGGTTATGGACATCAACCTCAAGGTCTGCAATCTTTTGGTAGTTGGTTACTGGGTCAAGGAACTCAAAAGATAGGTGCATTTTAGCCTCCCAAACCTCTCTTACATCTTCTAAAGGAACATTAATAGGAGGATAAGCCCTATTATCTGATTTACAATATAGGGTTCCATATTTTTTTATTCTATTAAGTACCCTTTTTACAATAACTCCATCATTTTCAGTAACTACAATATATACCCTATTATCAGTCATATATTCCCAATTATCAACAAATTGCCCTATTACATAGCTCTTATTGAGTAGGGTAGGATACATGGAGTTCCCCTCTACCTGAAACATACGGAAAGTACCTCCATAGAGTCCAGGTACGTTATACATGGGCAAATCTTTTATATAGTTTTCGTCAAAATATCCAGTAAGATAGCCTGCTTGTGCTTTTACCTCTACTAAAGGGATAAAACTTTCGTCATCAGCATCATTTACAACTACTACTTTAGGCATAAGATCTTTACCTTCTACTTTTATAGGGCTAATAACCTCTACTCGTGGAGTCTTTTCCGCTTCTTTAGGCTCTATCTTAAGCATTTCTCCTTTGCCTGTAAGCAACCATTCGAAATTTATTTCGAAATTATTTGCGATTTTCTCTAATACATTAAATTTAGGTTCTGTATTAGCTATATAATTTCGAACATTAGCTTCATTTATACCTATTTTGTTAGCGAAATCACTATTATTTCCCTTGGAAAAATGATCAACAAGAGATTTTATTCTTTCATTAATTGTACTCATAACCAACCAATTAAATATTTAATCGAAAAATAATTCGGATTTTACTTGTTTGTTTCGAAATTTATTTCGAACTTTGCACCGCTAAACGAAACAAAATAACGAATGTACAAAGGTATAAAAATTCCTCGAAAATTCAACCCCTTAGTGGTGGAAAAATTGTCTGTAAAGTTTGGGCTATCAAAAACTTATATACGCCAGTGCCTAAACAAAACACGAAACAGCGAAACGGCTGATACTATTTGTAAAGAGTACAAAAAGTATGAAAACGAAATCAACAATGTTTTAAATGATTCATTATGAGAGAATTAATTAACACCATTGAACAAACAATGTCCAGTTTTGAGATGGCAAAGCTGACAGGAAAACGTCACGATAATGTTATGCGTGATATTAGAGAACTCAATAAGGGATATGAAAAATTGCATCTCCTCAAAATTGAGTTAAAACACAGAATCAGTGATTTAGGGGAAGGAAGACAAAGAAAAGACCCTTATTTTGAATTGACCAAAATGCAGACGTTTGACCTTCTGACTGGGTATAACACCGAATTGCGTATTAAGGTCAATCGTAGATGGGCAGAGCTGGAAGCCTTGACACAAATCAAAATGCCTAAATCTCTTAATGTCTATAGAATGGAAGCCCTGCCATATGTGGAGTGGTTGCTACTACATAACTACTCGGTAACCAGTGGGCAGTATCACGCTCGCATTCGCAAGCACCCTCAGCACTTCTATAAGGCGAGTACAGGTAAGTGGTATATCAATAAGGCTTTTGCCGAGCAACTCTTAGAGATTCGCAGTAGTTGCGAGAAGCTAAAAGAAGTGAAGGGCTTGCCGCAAGTACATCAGGTCACACTCTTTGAAGTGATTGCAGAAGTAGAAGCAGAACAAGAGAAATTAAATCAACCTAAACAATAGAAAATGAAAATAGGAGATCAAGTAAAAATAAGCCGATACACTACAGACCCCGCAAAGCAACAAGGAAACATCGGTACAGTGATAGGGGTTTATCATGAAGACGAAATGACTACTGTGGTAAGAGTAGTGTTCGTAACAGATAAGGGTGAGAAATTCTCCGCCCTATATGATATAGATTGCTTAATTCCTGTAAGTGAGGACGATTTAGAAGATTAATCAAAAAAATAGAATATGAGAAAGTTAATAAAGAAACTTCTCGCACCATTCGTACGAGAAGTAGTTCAAGAGGAGATTAAAGACATTCGCTTCAATCTTAGGACTCTTTTAGTTAGGGAAGCTTTACGGCAGATTTCTTCGGAACTTAAAAAATAATTTTGATATGAAAAGAAAAACAGTACTCCTGCTCAATGGTCACTTGGATGTGATAGGCAGGTAAATTATCACCACTTTCTTAGGGATCGTGGTCAAACGAGAAAAAATATTGTATAACAGAGCTGTAAAATACAGAAGGTAATGAAAAGAAAGGTAAAAAAACTTCTCGCAGGTATGATACGAAAAGCCGTACGAGAAGTTGTAAGAGAGGAGATAGGTAAAAGAAAAGTTACTCATATTACTATTGACCATCTAATAGGGCAACTTTCTCTTTCAACTGTTGCAAATGAGCAGCCCAATGATTTAGGGAAATCCCTTCAAGAGTCATCGACATATCTGAAGGAAGTTGTGACATCTGCCTTAGTAGAAGCTGTAAATAAGACTTGTACTCTTTTAGAAACTCCTCAAAAAGGTGATCCTGGTACAATACAGGTAGAGAAACACCATTAATACTTGTAGAAGCAAAAGAGTTATAGGCGTTGTAAAGGGACTTTTCAAAAAAGTCATTTTCAAAAGCATTAAAGCTATAATGCTTCATAAGCCAATTATTGAATTCTTCAAAATTCATACGGATATATTTAATTAGTTTGAGGCTACAAAGGTAGCGAATTTTCCCTAAGTCAGTAGGACTGACAGCCGAAAGGCTGGCGAAGCGAAATCGCATTAGGGAGCAAAGGCAAACTTAGTGACTAATGACTAGTGACTAACGAAAAAAATAGAAATGTACGCATACAAAGACAACATATTATCCATACCAGCACGGCTCCTATACGATGATTGGGGACTGATGAGTTATGACTACTACAAGAAGCTATGCAGCCGTGGTAAGCTCATCACTACCCAACCAGGGAAAGGCTTAGGCAACGAAGCATGGGTATCTTTCCACGAATTGCCTGTGGTGAAAGGGGTTAATATCAAGGAGTTTTGCGTGAGAATGTTGGGCAGGCCCGAAGATAGTAAGATTTTGCAAAATGACCTTGAGCCTCTCTTGGTGCCCGACTTGGAAGCTATTAACTTCTTTTCAAGTCACCGAAAGCCCAATGGAAAGCCCCTAAAGATAGAAGAGCAAAGGGAAAAGGCTACCTCAGCTATGATTTTAAACGCTATTGAAAGCCTCTTTAAAGGGCGTATAAAAAATCCATTATATAAAGGGAAAAAGGTGGAGATATGGAAAAACATTAGCGAGGCTGTCAATACGCTGAACCCCGAACGTTGGCACTTTGACCTGCCTAATAACCCAAGAAGTTTGCAACGCAAATATAACCAGTATCTCAGTGAGGGCTACTATGCTTTTATTCATAAGGGTGAGGGTTCGGACAACGCCAAGGTAGTAACAGAAGTAATGGAAAGGCTTTTTATATCCATTTGTTGTATGCCTAACAAACCCTATATGAGTTCGGTGTATGATATTTATAGGCAGTTCCTTTACGGTGAAATAGAAATCTTTGACAAAGCCACTGGTGAACTTTTCAATGTGGAGCAGGACTTTTGCGACGAACACGGAAACATCTTAGAAGTATCTGAAAGCACCGTGAAACTATGGCTAAACAAGCCCGAAAATCAGTTGGTTATCAAAAAAGCCCGCAACGGAGAATATGACTTTAGCCACAAGGAACGCCCACACGTCAATCGCCACGCACCGCTTTACTCTATGAGTAAAATCACCTTAGATGACCGTGACCTAATGCATACCAAGCTACCCAATGGAGACAAGGTTATGGCATACTATGCTTATGATGTGATGAGTACAGCCCTAATTGGTATTGCTCACAGCAGAAAGAAAGACAACGAACTATTCTTGGACTGCTTCCGCTCTATGTTTCGATTCACCGCTCAATATGGATTGGGCACCCCAATGCAGATAGAAGTAGAGCGACACCTTACGGGCGCACATGTGGAGGGCTTACTCAAAGCTAATAACATTTTCCCATTCGTGAGATTCTGTAATCCTACCAATTCGCAAGAGAAGTATGCCGAGACCATGATACGAGGTAAGAAGTATGGGATAGAGAAAGACAGACACCAAAATGTAGGGCGACACTATGCAAAATTGGACAGCAACCGCGTGACTACCCCAAAGATATTTGACGAGTTCAACGATAACTACAAGGAAGCTAAGGCTACCTACGAAGAGATAGTAGCCTCAGAAATGGAAGAGCAAACCCTCTATAACAATCAGCCACACCCCGACCAAGAGCGCTTCCCTGGAAAGACACGTTTGCAGGTATTTTTAGAAAATGTAAATCCGAACCTACCGAAACTCAACCGAGCCCTCTTGGCGCAATATATAGGCAGATGTGTGCCTACAACAATACGCAGGAACCAATATGTAACAGTACAATATCAAAAGTACCAATTGCCCAACCCACAAGTTATTTCCCTGCTTTCCTCCTACGAGGTGCAGGCCTATTACTTACCCAATGAGGAGGGGGTAGAGGAGGTGTATTTGTACCAAGAAAACCAATTCCTCTGTGAGTGTAAGCGCCTTAAATCCTTTAACCGAGCTAATGCCGAATGGACAGAAGAGGATAAGGAGATATACCAAGAGCAAATGCATTATATCAAGCAGTTTGACCAATATACCAAAGAAAAAACCACTGAAAAACTCTCAAAGGTAGGCACACTTTCGGTGGAAAAAAAGACACAAAAAGTAGCCGCTTCCGCTCCTATTGTAGCCTATGAGGAGCAGAAAACTACTAACTACAAAGCCTATCAGAAAACGAAAACAGAAACGTTAAATAAAGCCTTATTAGACCTATGATCACAACAGCATTAAAAGAAAAAATCATTTTGGCGATTGCCGAAAATAGAAAGAACTACCAATCCGACAGTAAGCACGCACAGAGCTTGGGGATTAACACAGCGCAGTATAGCCGTATCAAGAAAGGCGAATTGGAGGGTGTGCTTAGCGATGCCAATTGGGTTAGCATAGCCCGCAGGCTCCAAGTACAACTCAAGGACGAACGCCCTTGGGTTACTGTAGAAACAGAGACCTTCCAATACATCTACCTACAACTTTCGGCCTGCCAAGAGCGTTCCATTTCGGCTATCCTATGCGATAGGGCAGGAATTGGCAAGACACACACTGCCAAAGTGTATGTGAGCAAGAACAAGAATGCAGTGTATATAGACTGCTCCCAGGTAAAGACAAAGCAGAAGCTCATTCGCAAGATTGCTCAAGAGTTCGGTATTGCCCATACAGGGCGTTATGCCGATGTATATGAGGACTTGGTATTCTATGTAAAACAATTGGAAAACCCGCTTATCATCTTGGACGAGGCTGGAGACTTGGAGTACCACGCCTTCCTTGAACTCAAGAGCCTATGGAACGCTACCGAGTACGCTTGTGGTTGGTATATGATGGGTGCCGACGGATTGCAGGCAAAGATAGACCGCAACAAGGACATCAAAAAGGTAGGGTATGCAGAGATATTTGACCGTTACGGCTCGAAATACAGCCGTGTAAGTCCTGCCCAAGACAACGAAGCAATTACGGCTTTCCTCTTGGGACAAATAGCCCAGATAGGCGAAGCAAACGGCTCTACCCTTACCCCTGAACAGCTCTTTGCTCGTACCAAGGGAAGCCTTAGGAAAGTACGCACGGTAATAATGACAAGTGATAAATGACTAATGATAAGCAACAAATGACTAATGACAAAGTAATGATACCAAGGGCTTACACCTACGAGGACTTGGCGAGAAAGAAATATAAGACATTACCTCTGAAAGGAGCATGGAAAGAACACTTAGGGGAGATAGAACGAGTAGGGAGTATCCTTATCTATGGAGATTCGGGGCACGGAAAGACAACCTACGCACTACAATTGATGCGAGAATTATGCCAAGGGGAAAAGGTGCTATACAACTCTTTGGAAGAGTGCGGAAGCCTTTCACTGCTTACCAACTTGGAACGTACAGGGCTTAAACAGTACAAAAACAAATACTTGGTGTGTGGAGAGCCTTTGGACAAGCTCATACAACGCCTTAGCCGCCCACAGCAACCTAAGATAGTCTTTATAGACAGCGTGCAGGCTTGTTTTAGAGGTCAAAAAGCAACAGCTTATCATGATCTTACCCTACAATTTCCTCAAACCCTATTTATTGGAATCTCACAAATGAGTAAGGGAATGCCCAAAGGAGCCGTAGCGGAGGAGTTTTACTGGTTTTGCCAAGATAGAATCTTAGTAAAGGACTTCAAGGCCTATATAGAGAAGACACGAACAGGGGGAAATGAGTTGGAACCCTACATCATCTCAGAAAGCAAAGCAGGGGAAAGAGAACTAAAACTCATAAAATAGAGACAAGTAACTAATGACTAACAGAAATGGAAACCATAGAAAAGCAAAAGACATTTAGGCATTGCCTGCTGTACTACTTAGATTGTAGTTATAGGCAGTATGAAGCGATTAAGTACAAGTACTTCCTTGACTGGTGTGAAAAAGCGAATCGTGAAAAACGAATCGTGAAAAACGTAGCTGACTTGGTGGGGAATGACTATCTCAACAACTGGTTTGATGACCAATGGCACTACTATGTGGAGTGTGATATAGCGTATTACTATGGCAAGGCACTTAGAGAGGGCGTATTTGACCAATCGGATATAGAACTAATGATAGAGATTGCGGCAGAGCAGATTAATCATATATACCCGAAAGTGCTATTAAGTAAAATCAGAAGAGAACTCAAATTTCAAAACTAATGAAACAGCTATATACAGATGTACTAAGGCTTGACAACTTCCTACAGGCCTTAACAGCACAAGAGCGGATGATGATACACCAGTATCACACTGGCTATAGGACACAGCTACCACTAATTGTATATACCCTATACGAGTATATCAAAATAAAGAACTGGGAAGCCCCCGACTTCCGCTACAACCCAGAAAGAGTATTGACCTGGTATAATCAGGAATATGGGACTTGGGAGCCAATAGAGACCCACGAATTATATAAAGCAAAAGTAGTACGATAATTTAAAATAGATATTACCATGAGTGTAGATTTATCACAACTAAGTGCCGAGGAACGTGCAGCACTTATAGAACAGGCGAAAGAGTTAGACGCCAAGGAAAGAGAGGAACGCAAACAAGCCTATGAGCAAATGAAAACGGATGCCATAGTAGGGCTTATCACTGTAGCCAAGGACATCAATGAGCGGCTTACAGAGTTCAAACAACATTCGTTTGAGACGATGGACACCCTCTATGATCTGCTAAAGGAGTACAGCGGACGCCATGCAGGTGGGAAAGGAAACTTTAGTGTGGAGTTTGAGAATTTCAAGGTGGATTACAGCCGCCAAGGAAGAGGCTCATATGACGAACGCGCTACCGAGGCGGAGAAATACATCTTTGACTTCATAGAAGGGCGCTACTCTGGGGATGAAGGTACTAAGGAGTTTATCCTTTCCTTATTGGAACGTAAAAAGGGCGAACTTGACCCTGATAACATTCAGAAGCTCTACAAGTACGAGGATAAGTTTGCCGACCCAAATTTCTCAAAGGCGTGTGAGCTATTCCGTGAATCCTACCAATATAACCACTCCAAGGATTATATCCGCTTCTATGAAAAGGATAAGCATGGCAAGTGGCAGAATATATTGTTACAATTTTCAGCTATTTAGGCAGGTGCGAGCCGCATAAACAATTATTAAATGGGAGGGAGGAGGGCTAATTAAATAACCTTTAAAAACGATTTAAAATGAAAGAAAAACCAACACATTACTATTGCTTTTTTGGCAATGGCACACAAACAAAAAATAAGTTACAAGCTGAATTTTCCGAATTTCTAAGAGGAATGGAAGGAGAATTATATCAAGCTGCCGATTTAGATAAAATAAAGCGATACATCATTGAAAAAGCCAAAGAGTTAAACAAAGAGTATCCCCGATGTAAGGCCTTAGATGTTTCTTTTGAACAATACTCAAAAAAGGATTACATCCACTATCTATCTGGTATTGAGTTTAACGCATTTCGGCTAATACCTGCTTATCTTATTAAACTTAAAAACGATTTAAAATGATTAGTACACGACAACTAAAGATCCTACAGAGCCTCTTAGGAAAGAGGTTTAAGGACAGAGAGGAACGAATGGCTTTCTTATCAGATTCCGCTCAAAGAGAGTTAAGCTCTAGCAAGGAACTAACTGAAGGAGATTTCTTTGGGCTATTAGATTGGCTAGAGTATAATTACGCTAGGGAGGCGTATTTTGATAGCCATAATGCACAACACCTTAGCCTCCTGGCAAAATGCCACGAACTGGGTTGGGTGCAGGAGGATAACCCAAGGATCCCCGACCTTCAACGATTGGGTAAGTTTATGCTAAGTAAGAGGTGCCCTGTACAAAAGCCCTTAAAAGAAATGACTACTAAAGAAGTCAGTAAGGTAATAGGAGCCTTGGAGAAGATCATTGAGAAACGATATGAAAAGAAGTGACAAACGACAAGTGACCAGTGACAAATGCCCTCACAAACACCAAGTGTTGCGAACAATAGGAGGGTATTGTACCGTAGAGATAACTGCTGTGTTTTGCCAAGATTGTGGGAAACAACTAACAAAAACAAAAGTAGAAGTATAACACTAAAAAAACAAATATATATGGAAATAGACGATTATGATATAAGTTACTCCTCAATATGCGACAGAATTAATGGTAACCCTCAACAAGCAAAAAAAGAGCTATTGCGTTTGTGCAGTATGACTATAAAAGCGGAAGAAAAAGTTGAAAAATTAGAAGAGGAACTAAATAAGGCTAAAACTGATGTGATATTTTTTAAAAAAGGTATATACAACATCTTTCATTACTTTCGTAACCAAATTAGCCAACTACCCTCCTCTGTTATACTCCGTGAAGGAAAGACCATATACATCATTAAGTACTTCGATGAAGATAACATTACAATAAATGTTGAAAAGGAAAGTTTTTAATTACTAAAACAATTACAATATGAACGACAAAATAAAAGAAAAAATCACAAAAGTCTACGAACTCGTAAAACGAGGAATAGCAGGAGAACAGCAATCAGCCGAGAAAATGCTAAAAAAACTACTTGAGAAGTACAATATTTCAGAAGACGAACTTAATAGTATAGACGAAAAAGAATATTACTTCAAGTATGCTTCTAACTTAGATGAGTGGTTACTTATACAACTAATCGAATACTTTTTCAAAGAGAAAAAGTATAAACTCTATCGCATTAAAGATAGTGGTGTAAAAGAGATAGCAATACAGATGCCCTACTTAGATTGGGTAACATTAGATAGTGCTTATGGTTATTTCAAACCACATCTAAACCAGCAATGGCGCAAACACGGCTTGCCTGTAGTGAACCGTTGTCGAACAACTAAAACTAAAAATAAACGCCGTGAGGCAATGCAAAAAACCTTTTTTAGTTTGTATGTAATTCGTTCTGGTATCTATCACCCAGAACAAAAAAACTCCAAATCTCTTACCGAGGAGGAAATAAAGAGATATTCCATTCTTTACGGAGTCGAAGGTGGTAAATACACACAACAAGTAACCACAGGTCTATATTTAGAATAACCCTTCAAACACTATTAAAAATGAATAAAGAAAATTACCCCACTTGGCTTGTGTCCCCTGACATTGCCAAAGAGCTCAAAGAAATAGGGTTTGACACCCCCTGCTATTGCTATATAGCTCTTGCTATCAGCGGCAAAGGTTACCAATGCATAGAAATAGGTGATAGGTTACACAACGAAGTCTATAATAGTATTGAATTAAGAGATATAAAACGTATCAATTACAACAAACAGAAAGGTTGTATCTCCCTTCCCTCTTGGACAGAAGCACTCTCTTGGTTCAGATCAAAAGGTTACTATGGCAACCTCGAAGCCACCAGCAAAGGTACTTCAGCCTACATCTTTTACCCCGAATTAGACAACGGAGAATTTTGGGAGTTTGCCTACAAAGAAAGCTACGAAGAAGCTCGCGAAACCCTTTTACTTAAACTAATAGACCTCTATAAAACAGCAAATCAATGACCTATATAGTAACCATACGCAGTTGTGCGGTAGTTTTGAAGCTCACTTATAAGGGGGGAAAGTTCTCTAAGTTAGAGATAAAGAAGGGCACATTGGAGGGCGAGTACCTCAAACAAATAGGCCTGCTTATTCCTCCCTTAGAGAATCTCATAGAGGAGTGGCAGGGGGTGTGGGGCGATAAAGTTACCTACCGAGAGGAAGAAGCGAGCCCGCCGAGCTTATACGCCCTATTCTTGGATGAGTGGTTTGCTTTCTATAACCGATTGTTCGGGTTTGCTCCCAAATTCACTGGTGCTGACGGCAAAGCTCTTAAGGAGATTATCTCCTACCTTACGAGCAACTCAGCTGATGAGACAGAGGCCTTATCCACTTGGCAGTACTTGCTACAGAACTGGCAAAAGTTAGACGAGTTCCATCAACGAAACACCGATTTGAAATATATCAATTCCCAACTCAATAAAATATTACAAAATGCAAAACGAGGTAATAGTAGTAAGACCCAACGAATTAGCGACGATTTCAAACGAGAAGTTCTTAGAGGCCTATTCGCCGAATAACTGTCTTATGCGAAGTGTAACGCTCAAGGGAGTGAGCGATGCTGTTAGTCGTAAGACAGTAAGCTTAGTAGAGATTAAAAAGAACAGGGGACAAGCATTTTTAAGAAGTTACATTGCCCTATGGCTCATAGAGCTTAATGAGCTGCTAAATCTAAAAAATCCCCTATCAGAGGCGCAGATAAAGTTATGTACCGAACAAATCATCACAGATTATTCTTTTTTGAAGCTCTCAGAACTCTCACTTATCTTCAAGAGGATTGTTTCGGGTGAGTTTGGCGAGCTATACGAGCGTATTAGTATGCCTAAGCTGATGACTATATTCCGTAAGTATGAGCAAGAGCGCACAGAAGTTGTAACCAGTGAGAGCAGTCAAGATCATGAGAACTTCCGCTACCAAGAAAGCCGAACAGAAAGCTACAATGAAGAGATAGCAAGGTTATTGAAGCGATAAAAAAACATTGACCAAAGCTAACAACGTCTGCTAAAATCCGATTTGGATAATAGCAGACGTTTTTTTAATTTTGCAGCTAAATAACCTAACACACGCCATTATGAAAACTATGGAAAAACAAAGAAAAGGGTATCACCGAAACCAGCTATTGCGCTACAGAGCAATCATGGAGGAGTTCAACCAACATGATTGTCGCTATATCCCTATAGCGGTGATATGGCGTGAGTTTATCTATCCTAAATTTTTCGTCTCCCGTAGAACACTCTACCGTATTCTTAATACTGATATAGAGGAAAAACTAAAGACAAGTGATTAGTCATTAATTGACTAATTAGATATTCTGTACCTCACAGTTATAATATACTTCATACTCTTGTAGTCCATCATCACGTAGAGTTCGCTGTTGGGAAGCTCGGATAAGGGGGCTTACATTGGGCAGAAGTACAGACCCATGTAGTTTTTGGTGTATCTGCTCTATGAGTGTCCATATCGCCCACGTTTCTTCTTTCTGTCTCCTTGGGGCCTGCCCACTGGTATTGGTAAGGCGCATATTAGCTATTGTAAGTCGAAGCTGTACACTCCCTATTTGCCGTTGCACAGGCCTTTTAGTTAAGTCTTTTCCTAAGTTGCTGTATTGTACCTGCCCTATATCTATCAATACACAAGGGTATTGTACAGGCATATTGGGGCTGTAGTAATCCAGTTGCCCCCAGTTTTCGTCTATATATTTCAAACCCTCTACTTCACTGAGTTTTTCTTGTATCTTCTCTAATAGTGCTTTCATGGTTTTATGTTTTTGAACACTTCATTTAGGTTATAGCCAACAATCTCGTCAATCATACGCTTTACTTCGGGGTGATCCCCTATAAATTGCCTTTTAGGGATAGAGAGCTTGTCACCTACTTTTTTTAGTGCAAGGGCCTTGTAGTATTCGGCCTCCACAGATAGGGCTTTTCCTTTAGTGCCTTTGCTTCCTTTGGCGGCTCCACTCACCTTGTAGTACATAGCCCAAAAGTAGCGTTTCATCTTCGCTGTTACTTCTATCTCTCCTCCATTGTTATGTACCTGGGCATAGGGTACGGAGCTTGTCCATCGTACGGAGGAACCCTCAATTGTACTACGGATAGAGCGGCGTAGGGTGCCAGTACGTATCATTAGGGAACCACGGCGGTTAGGGATCTTGGTTTCAGGCCACTTTTGATTAAAGAAGCCCTTACGCTCAAAGTTGCGGTCAAAGGCCTCAGTAAGCTTGACCTTTGTATCGGTTAAAACATGGTTTAAAAAGGTTTTAAAGTCCATTTCAATAATGGTTAATTGTCAATTGTTAATGGTTAATTCTTCTATGCATTGCAATGCTTAGTTTTTGCATATAAAAGTTTTAAAAAGATTTGTTTTTTGTTTGAAATTTGTTTTGTACCTTTGTAGCCAAATATATAGTTTACTTATGGATTTACTAAACAAATATTTTAGCTGGCGTGATTACTCAGGAAGTGAGCAGGATAGCTATGCCCAAGATATAGAGACTTTTTATTATCAATCCGTACTTCACAATGAAGAGGACGGCTTTTTGGCTCTTTTAGAGAAAGCTGAAAAGGAGCATAAAAAGATTGTATATATCCCCATAGAAGGGGCTTTTTCTGATGATATTCTTGTAAAACAACTTACTTTGGCATAAATTCGTTTATCATATTTATCATATCTTCATACAATACAGGCATAGTCTCTTTAAAAACCTCATTACCTGCAAAGGTATTCTCAAAGGCATGGGCTATAAATTCTGCTTCTTTCATTCCCGCCCTATTAAAATAGCTCCTTGTATGCCCAAAACCAAAATTAGTATTTAAGGACATCAGTGTATCGCTACATGCTCCTATTTGTTCCATCAAATTATGGTCTCCCACTATCCTTGCCTCTTTCAATTTTTCATTGAGCATAGTTTGAACCTCTATATATCCCTTATTTCTATTTTCTGCAAAGATATTACGATGTTTATCCATCACTTCTATTACCTTTTCGTCTCGTCTCATTCCTATATGAGCATCAATAGCGTGCCCAAATTCGTGATAAACAACGGCTTCTGCATACCAACTGCTCCCCTTTCTTCTGCTATCAATAGGGATTTTTACAAAGTTGTCAGTAGATGAATAATAAGCTCCATCAATAGCTCTATATCCATTTGGCTCTCTAAAATACAAAGGCGTTTCTCTTGTTAACCCCTCAAAAATACTCTTGTTAATGGTTATATTTAGCTGATTCTCGTAAAAAGGAATATTTGTAGGTGTATATTGAGGTTCCTGCTTTTGTTGTATATTGTTTAAAACCTGCTGTACCTGTTCCGCCCCTACCACTTGGGTATAAGTGTTATTAGGAGGAAATACCTTCTTTTCTTGCCCTGGATTGAAACGAAACATGGCCAGTTTGTTCTTACCGCTTTTACCTATCTGAGTAGTCGCTTCTTCTCCTGCCTTTTTGGCAGTTTCGGGGTTGCTTTTGGTGTTTTCTCGTGCCAAGACTTCCACAGCTGTACAGCGACAATGCCAACCATTGGGCGGGTAATATTCTGTCCAAAAGGGATTATCTTTAGGCAAACAGATTCCTGCCAAAGCCGCATGGCTTTGCCTTACTCGCTCATCGCCTGCGGTACGATATTCGAGCCAATACCTACTTGTATCCTCTTGCAGGTTTGCCCAATTAGCGGCACTTTGAGCACTCTGTATGGCGAATTGGTACTCTGCTTCTAAGTAGTTACGGTTGTAGGTATCATTGAGCTTCAGTATCTCCTTTTCAAAGAGATGATAAGGGCGTATGTTACCCTGCTCATCTTTGAGTTTAGAACGTGCCTCCGTTAGCTGGGTATGGGTTTTGAGCCCCGAAAAGATAAATACATCACGCTCTAAATAGGCTCTCATTTCCTCTGGCACTTCATGGGGGATAGCGGTGTTAAACACTTCGGTGGTAGCCGTGATAAGGTCTCGGTAGGCTTTGTATTTCGTTAAGTCTTCAGGCTTGTAGGTGCCTTTTTTGTGCAGGTAGTCAAACGCTTTTTTCGCTACTTTGGTAAGGTCTAACGGCTTCTTTGGAGGCTCTTGTGCGCTTGATAACCTTGCACTTTGGCATGCCTCGCAATCACAGGGCGCATATTGCAGACTTAGACTTTGGTGCATAGCCCCGAAATAGAGGTCTGTAACCCTATCGGGGCTTAGCCGAAAAAATCTAAAGAGAGCTTTTGAGGTGTAGTAGGTGCTTTGTTCCCTATTACTTCAATACCGAATTTTTCTTTAATCCAATCATCAGGAACTTCTTTATAGGGCAGTATTTCCTTGGTACGCGTCCATAGCTCGCCTAAGTCCTCCACTTGGTCATACACGAGCGATAAGCCCTCTTCGGGTAGTACACCGATGGCGTATAGAGCAGGGAGCACTTTGTCATTCATATACTGCTCTACCATAGTTTGGTCGGCATCTACCAAATCCTGTAGTATATCCTGTGAGCTCATTTCTTTACCTCTACTTCCATATTTGGTGTCCTGCCCTATAATAGCCCCCGAAATGAGCAGAGAGATGCTATTTTCGCAACGATTGATTAGCCCGTCATACACTTCTCCTGTAGCGGGTACCCCATTAGTAGCCCACTCGAATTGCTCGGTTTCGTCAATGATAAACCAAGCGGCAGCCCCCATATCGGTCATCATCTTCTCGGCACGTGCGATGGCTTGGCGGTCGCGGGTGTTTGTCTTCATTACACGGGGAGGTATGCCATATATCTCGCACAACTCCGACCAGCAACTTTGGGCAAAACGACTAAAGAGTATATGTGGTATTGCTTGATTGATAAGCCCTAAGTCGCCCGACTTGCCAAAGTCTAACAACCACGTTCCGTACTCAGAGGCGTTCATATAGTCTAAGCCTCTATCATCGGTGTAATCTTTTAGGACAATACCCTTTTGAGGTATTACATTTTGCCTAGGTATAAGAGCCACCTCTACACTATTATCATCACCCCGATTAAATTCAATAAGGGTATAGCCAAAGTACTCACTGTCCAAAATATACCCGATAATATCACCAAACCATACAGATTTCTGTAATTGGCTTGTCAGCTCGGTGTGGGTCTCCCCATTGGCTTTCTTTATGGAAAAGTTAGCCGATAGCGTCTTTAGTTTGCGATTTTTGATTTGTGAGGTTGTATGGGCGTCAAGGAGCATATCCTTTACCAAATTGTAGTAAGGATATAGCTTAGGGTTATCTATATTCTCGGCCATAGCCAGGGCACTCTTCCAGGTGAGCACATCAGCACGAGTACGTGCCATTGCCTTGGGAACAATGTTACGAGTAGGTTGGAGAGAATTCTTAGAGCTTTTAGTTTTGAATTTTGGGTTTTGAGTTCTTGGTTTCATTGCTTATATTTTCCTTTTACATTAACGCCTTTTTCTGTGAGTTGTAGTTTTTCAATAGCGAATCCGTCCGCTTCGAGTTGGATACGTATATGCCTATCCAAGGAGCGGGAGACACTACCATTTTGGGCGCGCTGGATATAGCACCCAGTAAGGGGGGATTCTTTCCATTCGCCTTGTTTAGACAGAAAAAGAAACTCCACATGTTGAGCGGCACTTTCTCCGACAAAGAAGTCCCCTTGGGCTATAACGAGGTCATAATCTGTGTTGGTAAGTATATCTTTCATATTAATGACTAATGACTAATCGTGGTTAAACTTTTTACGAGAGCTAAAGAGGAAAGGGGTAGTTTGACGCTCACTTTCCTCTGTACGAGGGAGTATCGGTAAGGAGGAGATATTCACCTCACCTTTGGAGAGTCTCTTAAGGTACTCTATTGCCCTATCGTATCGTTCTTTGGCGTGGTCATAGATAATATCTACATTGCACAAATCCACGATATACCACTTGGCTACCGAAAGACAAAGGCTCACCACTAAGGCGTTTCTCTCGTCCCCACGCTTGGCAAAGATAGCCTCCACATCATACCTGGGACGTCCGTCGAGGTACTCTTTTTTATCATTGGTATAAAAGTAGGACTTGACTTCCTGTTCGGCTGTATCTAAGGCTTGCAGAACGATAGTGTCGTCCCCTTCGGTTATCTGCTCCACTTGGTAGGAGTAGATATTATTCTTTAAATCTTCTTTTCTAAGGAACATAGCTTATTTTATTGCCCGCGGGTGCTACCCGCTAATAATGGTTATTTACTCTTGCCCCAAAAACATACTGGTTACTACTTTGTCTGTTGCGCCCCACGAGCCACTTAAAGGCTCCATGGACGGCATCAGGGCCGTCGTCGTGGGCGCCCGAACCCTTTTCAAAGGCTAAGAACTGATCTATAAGCACCTGCATATCTGCGTCTTTCTGCTCGCTATTGAACCACACGTTTTTGCGCTCAAAATAGCCCGAAAGGCTCTCTATACGGTCAAACTTATCTGCCTTGCTGCGCTTGTCGGCTACGATAGGGATATAGTACCCCCGTTTGTCGCCCTCGTTATCAAAATCGGAGACAAACTCGTCCATGGCAAATAGCCCCTCAATCATATAACGTACATTGTATCGGTCTAAGTGGAAACGCTCGTACTGGTCATAGAGCCATTTGGCACAATGGGCACGGCTTTTTTGCTGCATATAGCACAAGAGAATATGGAACTCCTTGCCTACATTTCCTACCAAAATCAGCGCTTTATAGTCGGCATTTTCCTTATAGGACAGGTCGCCGTAAAAGCATAGATTATCATACTTGGAAAGCGGTAAAGCCTTTTTGTACTGTATATCCTCATACTTAAAAATAGCTCCATCCTCTATGTGGGTGTGCATATACTCACGCATAAAGGAGCGGTAAGGCATACTCTTAAACTTATTACGCCAGTACTCTGCCGATGTCTTTTCAGGCCATTCGGGGGTAAAGTCTTGTAAGTTTTTCACAGCGCACACCGTAAGTATTTTAAACAAGGTGCGACCTTGAGCGATATTACTTTCGTAGTTCTGCTCTTCTTGTGGGGTATTAATCACCTCATTAAAATAAGTTTTAAGGCGATTCGTTATTGAGTTTTTGTGAAAGTTGTTATTGGCAAATACAAAACGTTCTGTAGCATTATCCTCGCTATCAAAGCATCCCCATACATCTTCGGTGATATAGTCCACACTCTCACGCATGATTCTATCGTTATGGATAGACTTCTTGCTATCCACATCATCCACTACTATATAGTCGGGGCGTTCGGATTGTTCTCGTGCTCCTCGTGGGTTTTGCCCGAAACCTATGGACATAAAGCGTACTCCATCGGAGGTTACAAAAGAGCCATCAGACCAATCACCCACTGAAGCACGCTTTCCGTAATCATTCTGCAAGCGGTTATTATGCTCCAGCTGCGCCTGTATGCCCGAAAGGAGTTTCTTAGCCTTGGGCTCTGTTTCTCCTACCAAGAGCATAAATCGCAAATCATTCTTTGCAAAGTACAAGTACAACGGTATTCCCATATCTATATGTACAGACTTTCCTGCTGAACGATACATCTCAGAGAGTAAGCGTAGGCGTTTATTGCCTACTATCAGCTTAGCCAACTTAGCGTGAAACCATGCACATTTACACTTAGCATAGCTGGGAAAGTAGTACTCAAACCAGCGCACATAATCGGTCTCTAAGTTCTTAATACGAGCGGCTTTCTCTTTGGCTGATTCGTGTATGTTCACCGAAGTAGCCTTAGCTATTAGCAGGCAATGCTTATCGTAATCAGCTAAGAGTTTAGCATATATTTTATCCTTCTTTCTCATTTTTTATTTTTAGTTGTAAGAATTGCTTGTGATATTTAGTACATTGAGCTGCAAACTCAGCGTCTTGTTGTGATATAAACATATCCAGCTCCTTCAGTACCTTATATACAGTTGTAGGGTCTGCCTGCGTTTCGCACCTATCTAAGGCGGCCATTAACTTACCTACATCAGAAGCCGAGAAAGTAGGCTCTTGCCCGTTCATTACCCTAATGGTCTCAGCTTGTAACTTCTGTTTGATAATAGTCGGCGAGGCGTGGAAGTTGAGGCGCTTGTCCTCCCAATCGTACTTCTTTACCCACTCACCAATAGTGGCTGGACGTACTCCATAGAGTTCCGCCACTTCTGCTTGGGTAACCTCAATATTTTCAATATAATACTGTTCTGCCTTGATACGAACAGCGTCTTTTGTTTTTGCCATAATATCATAAATAGAATGCAAAATTGAGAATTGAGGGACTGAAAAACAAAAGATAGTGCAAAGATGGCACAACATTGTGCCACAATAACACAATAGTGTGCCATGCTCGCACTACTTTTTGCAAGGGCAAAAAAGCCACCTTAATTTTGCGCCCAGTTAGCAGACAAACTCATGAACGAAAAGAAAATGCCCAGATTTGTACTCAATGATGAAAAGGTAGCCAACTCCTATGGCTTTCACATACTATCGGCTGGTATCAGCTTAGAGCGATTCTTGGCCAACCCCGTAATGTTGGACGGACACAATCAGAATAACCATAGTGTCATCGGCTCTTGGCAGAACGTTGTCTTAGAGGAGGGGAAACTCTTTGCTGAACCTCTCTTTGATATGCAGGACGAAAACGCTAAAATGATAGCAGGTAAGGTGGAAAGAGGTGTCATCCGTGGGGCAAGTATGGGCATTGCTTTTCATAAAAAGGACTTAGCTTATGAGGGAGGGGCTGTTGTCCTTAAAAAATGTTCCCTCTTTGAGGCTTCTATAGTAGCCATACCGAGCAATGCCAATGCTTTACGTCTACAGATGGACGGAGTAGAGGTCTCCGAGGAGCAGATCAAGGAACTTTGCTTGTCTTTTTCAAAAACAAACCTAACAAACCCTATTAACACAGTAGATATGAAGATACAACTTACACAATTGGCCTTGGTAGCTTTGGGCATGAATGCCAGCTGCAAGGAACTATCAGCCGAAGAGATTGAAACGGCTATATTGGCTCTATCCAAAGACAGAGACACACTCAAGGAAAAGCTCTCCCTATCGGAAGAGCAAGTAGCGGCCTATGTAGCCAAAGAAAAAGCCCAAAAGGAAGCCCTCACAGCGCAAATGCTTGACGAGGCTATCAAGAGTGGCAAAATCACAGCCGATAAGCGGCAGACCTTTGCTGACTTGGCTGCGCAGAACTTTGAATTGGCTAAGGCTACCCTGGAGGGGATTCCTGCTAAGAAGTCTTTCTCCGCAGGAGTTACTACCCCTACAGGTACTACAGGAGTGGCTACTATGGAGGACTTTCAAAAACTCTCCTTAGAGGAAAAATTAGCTTTTAAAAACGGCAACCCTGAAGCTTACCAAAAACTCATCGCTTCTATTTAGTGAAGAGTGAAAAACTATAATTTAAACCCTATTTAAAAACGAATAAAACAGTATTACAATGGCAATGAATTTTCCAGAAATATGGGAGAAACGTGTACACCAAACACTCTCCCAAGGGGGTACAGCCGATTTTTTAGACGGCGTACAAGAATTGGATGGTGATGTAACCCAAATGGGGGAACAAAACGTAATTCACATTCCTACAACCGAGTTTGAACCCGAAGTGCTCATCAATAATAGTGCTTACCCTTTGGCAATTGAAAACTACACTGATGAAGAGGTAGTGGTAAAATTGGACAAGTACCAAACCAAACCTACAAAGGTTACCGATGACCAAACCATCGGAGCAAGTTACGATAAAATTGATACGGTTACTCGTAGCCACACCAACAAAATCAATGCCCGTAAGTACAAAAAAGCTTTGCACACTATTGCCCCCGATAGAAACACGGCAGCAACTCCAGTACTCAGCCTGGCAGGTACAGAATGTACTTATAATGATATTGTCGCACTTAAAGACAAGTGTGATAAGGCAGGTTGGCCATCTATAGGTCGTCGCTTGGTGTTGTGCTTTGACCACTACAACGCCTTGCTCAAGGATAGAGAGCGTTTCGGTGACCAGTTAATCAACTATCGCCAAGGACAGGTGTCTCCTGTGATTGCAGGCTTTGAAATCAAAACCTACGAACAGCACCCCTACTATAGCAGTGCAGGTCAGAAAATCGCCTTTGACCAGGTACCTACCAGCAGTGACAAACCCGCTTCTGTAGCTTTTGTGGTAAATGCTGTGCGTAAGAAAACAGGGCTTACTAAGCAGTACTATTCAGAAGAAAAGAGAGATACCCTAAACCAAGCAAATCTATTGAACTATCGCCACTACTTTATAGCTCTACCATTGCAAAAAAAGTACATCGCAGCGCTAATTTAGTGACTAACGACGAGTGACAAGTGACTAACGACTAATAACAAATATCATGGACAATATATTTAAAGATAATCCAGGGCTTGATGTAGCCTACAAAACGGCTGACGGCAAATACTTCTACACCGAGAACGGCGCACAAAACCACGCCCTTACCCTCAAAGACCAAGAGGTAAAAAAGGTTGTGCGCCCCGAAGATAGAGAGACTCCACAAACTATTGAGGAGGGAGACAAAACAAACGAACCTGACACAGAGGATAAAACAAACAACCCTGCTAAAGCAAACAAATAACCATGAACGGAGTAAAATTTATCAGAAAAAACGGAGGCTTAGGGCGTGAACTCGCGGGTGAAGATCATATCTCTGGACTTATCGTCTATGGAGAAACGGCCGTTGCCCTTACCTTATTGCTTTCAGTAGAGGAACTCAATGGTAAGGGGATTTTCCCAAATACAAACCCCGTATTGCACTATCATATAACTGAGTTTTTTCGTATCAATGAGGGGGCAAAGCTCTATGTGCAGTCTGTAGCAAGCTCCGACGGCAACTATACAGAGGTAAAGACTTTGCAAGCCTTTGCACAGGGCAAGCTCCGCCAAGTGGCCGTGTGTGACTTCAAGACAGAGTTGTCGGGCTTAGACAATGCACTTTCAAAGCTGAACACCATAGCGAAAGACTTGGCTAAACGTATCACCCCATTGAGCATACTTTATAGCTTTAAACTCAAAACTGAGGATGTAGCCAACTTGCCCGATTTGCATACCAAAAACGCAGAATTGGTCAGCGTGGTAATTGGTCAAGATGGTGCAGGGCGAGGTGCCTATATCACCGAAACTACTCCTTCGGTCAGTTGCATTGGGGCTGCCCTTGGGGCCTTGTCCAAAGCCCAAGTACACGAGAGTATTGCATGGGTAGAGAAGCAGAACTTAGTGAGTATTGCCTATAACAAAGGCCTAACAGGCGATGTGCTGCGTGCCCTTGAATTGGACGTGCCCGCCTTTGCCGATGGCACCAAGCTCAGCGCTCTCACCCCTGCACAGGTGGAAGCCTTGCATAGCAAAGGGTATATCTTCCTTACTCAATATGCAGGCAATGCGGGTACTTACTTCAATGATAGCTTCACGGCTACGGCTGCCACCAGTGACTTTGCCTATATAGAGAACAACCGCACCATTGACAAGGCGATTCGTGAACTGAACCGCGTGTTGGTGCCCAAGGTCTCAGGGCCTGCCTATATAGACCCTGATACGGGTAACCTGCAAACGGCTACTGTGTCGGCTATCAATGCCCTTTGTGAGGAGCCTTTGGATGCAATGAAGCGCAATGGAGAACTCAGTGGATACAAAGTCTATATCAACCCACGTCAGCGCATTCTGCAAACCTCCAAGTTGGAGGTAGTACTTAAGATTGTACCCGTAGGCACCATGCGAGAGATAGAAGTAGCTATAGGCTTTGCCCTATCAGTCTAACCCCTAAAACCTATAAACTATGTTAGAATACGAACCCCTTATCAACGGAAGAGAATACGGCTGGGCAGATATTATCTGTACCATAGGTGGCGTACCTGTAACAGGTATCGTGGCTATCAAGTACGAGGAGAGCCAAGAGAAGGAGAATGTATATGGAGCAGGGCGCCACCCCGTGAGCCGTGGTTATGGTAGAGTAAAAACTACCGCTTCTATTACCTTGCTCTCGGCTACTGTAATGGCACTGAAAGCCAAAGCTCCTAAAGGGCAATTACATCGTATTGCTCCTTTCTCTATTACCATAAACTATCAGCCCGACAACCAGCCTTTAGTAACCCATATTCTAAAAAATTGTGAGTTCCAAAAAACAGCTTTTGAGTGGAAAGAGGGCGATATGCACAAGGAAATAGAATTAGAACTCATTGTAAGCCACGTGGTAGACAAATCTGTTTAATTCCTTAAATTCTACAACTCTTAAATCTTATTTAATCATGGAAGAAACATACACATTTGTAGAAGACAATAGCCCTAAAGAAGAAACCATTTGTGGGCTTAGTATGGCAGAAATACAAACCCTTAAAGAGGAACACGGCGAGTTGGTACTCGTAGAGGTAGAAGCCGACGGACAGACCCACCAAGTAATCTTCAAGGAGCCTACCTTTAAGCACTTGGAAGCGATGACAAAGATTTCCAAAACCGATGAGGTAAAAGCTGCTCAAGTAGCCTACCTAAACTATGTAGTAAAAGCCGACAAGGCTATCGAAGGGCGTGATATGCTCAAGCTCAAGGCCGTAGAAGCCCTCATGCTAAGAGTACAAAGAACGAAGGCAACAGCAAAAAACTTGTAGGCTCGTTGTTATCAACAGGTGCAGATAGCACCGAGCCAAGCGACAAAGAAGAGTGGAAAGTGGAGGCACTCATACGAGCCAACTTTGGGGTAGATCCCTATGAGCTACAAGCGAGTGAGTGGTGCAAACTCTATGCCCAAGCCCTATGGCTGGAGCACTGGCGGATGCAGAATCAAGCGGAACTGTTCAAGGCATTGTTCAAGGGCTAAGGATGCCTAGGTGTTCCCTTATGGGGGAAGTCAAGTTCTTCCGAGTAAATCTCTCTAAGGATTATACAGAATAAGAAGATGCTGAAACTTAGATAAAGACATACGCCCCCTACCTCAAAGAAATGCCATAGGATAGAGCTTATGATAAATACAATAAAAGACAATGGATAAGTGAGCCAAAAAAGTGTTTTCATAGTAGTATAAGTTTAACAAGGCAAAGTTACAAAAAAGAAATGGATAATACATTTAATTTCGGTATAAATTTCAATATTGTAGGGGACAGTCAAGTCTCTGCTGTATTTGTAGCCTTGTTTAAAAATATGGATATACTACAGACGGAGATTACCCAAATCAATCAGACCCTAAACACCTTTTCTGAAAATACCACGAGGGCCATAGAAGGGGTAAGCAAAACGGTCAAGGAGAGCACCAAACTTACTAAAATCAACCTTGAGAGTTTCCTAAACCTCACCGATAGGGCAACGACGGCCGTAAAAGACTTATACGCCCCTGGTATGGCGCTTGAAAAAAACCTCGCTGAACTCTCGGCTATTACGGGCGTTACAGGTGATGGCCTCAAGGCTATAGAAATGGCCGCTCGTGACACCGCTAAAACCTTTGGCACCTCGGCCGTGGATAATGTAGAGGCCTACAAGATGATGCTTTCACAGCTTAGCCCCGACATTGCCAAAAATAGCGAGGCAATGAAGCTCATGGGGGAAAATGTAAATATCCTCTCCAAGCAAATGGGAGGTGACACCATAGCAGCTACTGATGTACTTAACACCTCGCTGAACCAATTCGGGGTGAGTATGGAGGATCCTATCAAGGCCGCTAAGATAATGACCGAGATGATGAATGTGATGTCCGCTGCTGCCCAAAATGGCTCAGCTGAACTCCCACAAATCAAACAGGCATTAGAGCAAGTGGGTATGGTGGCCAAAACCACTGGATTATCGTTTGCCGAGACCAATGCCTATATCCAGCTGCTTGACCAAGCGGGTAAGAAAGGTAGCGAGGGAGGGGTTGCTCTGCGTAACGTACTGACTACTCTTTCAGAGGGTCGCTTTACCTCCAAACTCGCTGCCGATGGACTAAGAGAAGCGGGGATCAGTACCGATTACTTAGCTGATAGTAGCATACCCCTACACGAACGCCTCAAGACTTTGCGCAAGATACAAGGCGATACTGCCCTAATGACAAAGGTATTTGGTAAGGAGAATATGGCTGCCGCCATTGCTCTTATCAATACGGCAGACCAGGCGGAGGCCATGACCCAGCAAATAGTGGGTACCAACTCGGCCATAGAGCAGGCAGGGGTAATTATGGAAACCACAGAGGAGAAAAACAATCGCCTTACCAGACAGGTAGAGGACTTTAAGATTTCTATTTTCAATGCTACCAATGGAATATTTGGCTATGCTAGTGCCCTGAGTGATATAGCAAAAGACTTGACCAATTTTGCCCCTTTATTGGTAGGCGTCTACAAGGGGTTTGTTTTCCTAGCCGATGCCCAAAAGCGAGCTACCCTATGGACAAATATATGTTCGGCGGCCACCAAAGCTATGGCTGTGGCACAAGGGATTCTGAATGCTATCATGAACATGAACCCTATCCTATTGGTGGTAAGTGCCATTGCACTACTTATAGGCTATGTGGTAACAGCAACAAACTATTTTGACAACTTTGGCTCTACTATGTTGCTCCTCTTAGGGCCTATAGGTATGCTTATCAGTGCCTTTACGATGATTAAGCGGCATTGGGATAGTATTGTAGAAGCTTTTCAATCAGAAGGTATCTTAGCGGGCTTTAAACGTATTGGTTTGGTGCTTTTGGATGTAATTATGGCGCCTTTGCAGAAGATACTCGGTTGGGTGGCAGAGCTTACAGGTTGGGAGTGGGCGGCCAATGCCTCTGGAAGTGTAGAGGAGTTCCGTAAGAATATGGATTTGGTCTCTGAAGAGGAAAAAGCTAAGACTCAAAAGGACGACAAACCCCAAGAGGTGGCCCTTGTGGAGAGTGATAGCTTTGATCTGAAGAAAAACCAACCTACCGTACCTACTGTAGGAGGGGTAGCTACCCAAAAAACTATGAACAGCACGGGAGTCGGAGGCGACAAAAGCAAGAGTGAAAACAAAGTGCGCAACCTAACCATTGGTAAGATGATGGACAACTTTAATATCTATATGAATGCCGACAGAGGCTTCGACAGGCAACAGCTCCTACAGGCCGTAAGAGAGATTCTCCTCACCGCTACTGCCGACTTTGCAGGTGGATAGGCGGGCAAGTGCGAGCCGCATGGGCGATTTTATAAGATAACCTATAATAACGATGATAGATTTTAGCTTTCAACCCCAACCCCTAACCATAGCCAAGACGGCAGCCGTTAATCTTGCTTTCCGCTTTGGCATGCAAACAGGTAGGCACTTAGAGGTCAAAGAGTTTGACGGCACTTTTTCCTCAATAGAAGACTTGGAGAATCGCCCATGGCTGACTTCCCTTAGGATGAGTACCCACTATGAGGGCGAGCGCTACAGTCTGCTTTTTCAGGAGGTGATTATATCAGTTACTCAAGAACGCAACATCGTAACCACACCTCTACAGGGGCGTGACGGCACTATAAAGGAGTATATTAGTAATGGCGACTATGGGATTACCTTGGATATAGCCCTAACAGATTACGAGGGAGAGCCAAGCGAACAGGCGGATGAGGAGTTTCTCTTACCCAAACAGGACTATCCATTAAGTCAGCTGGAGACCCTGAGAAAACTCCTTACTACCCCCGAAACAGTAGAGGTAGAGAGTGATTTCCTATATGCTTTTGGAATTAAATCGGCAGTGGTTGCCTCCTTCTCTTTGCAACAGGAAACTCATAGCAATCGTCAAAGCGTACAGATACAAATGCTTTCTGATGAGCCTTACGAAATCAAACAAATACAACAAGACGAGTATGTTAAGATTAGTAAGTAGAATAACTATTGATACGGGTAGTGCCCGCTGGCAATTCAATTCGGTAGCCGAGTGTAACATTGTAGAAGATATAGGAAGCCTTACCGACACCTGTGAACTTAAGTTACCTCGTAATATCAAATGGCAGGGGCAGGTAGCACCTGGAGGCAATAATAAAGAAATGATTTATCCGCCCATAAAAAGAGGCGATCGTATTACGGTAGAACTCGGTTATGATGACGACTTAAAAGTACGCTTTGCGGGTTATATCCGTTCGGTAGATGCCAAGGTGCCTATTACGATTACTTGTGAAGATGGGATGTTTTTACTCAAATCTATTAAAGCCGAACCAAAGGCTTTCAAGAATGCTTCACTCAAAGAGATAGTAGAACACCTGCTTAAAGGTACAAATATCGCTTATAAGCTCATAGATGACAACATACAAGTAGGTGCCTGGCGTATTACCCAACCCAGTGTATCACAAGAGTTACAAGAACTAAAGGACAAGGTAATGCTTAGTAGCTATTTTAGGTTTGTTGAAGGGCAATCGGTGCTATATATAGGTTTGGAATACCCCATAGATAACAGAGAAAAGCATCTCTTTAAGCACGGCAAGAATATCATTAAGGAGGATTTTACCTACCGCAACAAGGAAGATATACGAGTGAGAGTAGAAGCACAGAGCTTCAACGCTAAACATAGAAAAATTACTTATGAGTATGGTGATAAAGACGGCGATGTGATTAAGATTCGTATCGACGGACTTTCGGAAGAAGAGCTTAAAAAGTATGCCATGGAGGCTTTAGAGCGTTATAAGCAAAGTGGGTTTAAGGGTTCATTTGAAACTTTCGGCACCCCCGAAGTACGCAAATGTGACATGGTGGAGATACACGCCTCCGACGGAAATCGGGGTACTTATTTGGTGAAAAAGAATGAGATTAGCTTCGGAACCAATGGCTACCGACAAAAAATAGAACTCGGCAACGCATTATGATAAAACAACTTATACAACAATTAGCCTATACAGGGCAGGAGCTATACGCCAAAGTGTGTAAGGTAACCTCTGTAGATGAGGAAAACCAAACAGCTGATGTAGAGCCTTTGGACGGATCCTCACCTATTTATGATGTGTATTTGGTAGTGAATATGGAACAAGGAGGCTTCTACCTTCAACCCAAAGTAGGCTCGCTGGTGTGTGTCGCTTTTATAGGGAAGGAAACGGCTATAGTAGTGGGAAGTTCCGCTTTGGATAAGGTAGAATGCACCTCGGAAGGGTTTAGCTTAAAAATTGAAAATGGTAAAATCCAAATCAAGAACGAGCAAGCCAATTTTAAAACCCTTTTAAATGACCTTTTAACTGAGCTTAAAGGCGCTATTATACAAACCCCTTCAGGCCCTGGCAACTTTGCCCCACAGAACGTAGCCAAGTTTGAAGAAATCAACAACAAAATAAACCAACTATGGGCTTAAACAAAGAACAACTCAAACAAGGCATTATCTCCCTTCAACGGGATATGCTTACCAAAACCGAACCGAGTATGGAAGAGTATGCCGAACGCTTAGCAAGCCTTATTGACACCTTTGTCCGCAGTGGCGAGGTAACGGTGCAGGCAGGAATCACCCTACGGGCAGGAGCTTATACAGGCGCCACGACCAGTACAGGAACGGGGACAATAGGCTAAGCGGTTAGTAACTCAAAATTAAAAACTTAAAAAATGGATTGGATATTAGAAGGACTTAAAGAACACATCATATCATTCTTAGGAATGGTACTCTCAGGCTTGGCAGGTTGGTTTTTTGGCCGCCCAAAGCAACAAATGGAGTTACAGACCAATGAATTAGACAATGTAGATAAAGCGGTGAAGATATACCGAGAGATGATAGAAGACTTAGGGGCTAAGTATGCCAATGCAATCGAAGAACTCAAGAAAGCCAATGCCCGCATTAAGGACTTAGAGGCTTCCGTAGAGGAGCTTTTGGCGGAACTTAAAAAATACAAGCAACTCAATGGTAAGCGGTGAGCCACCACAGGCAAATAAATATGACCATAACAGTATTACATAACCAATCACTCCTTGACCTCGCCCTGCAACACACAGGTACCATTGAGAGTATCTTTGAGTTGGCCGTACTTAATGAAAAGAGCGTAACTGATGATATGGTAGCAGGTGCTCCCCTTAAAGTCCCTTCTCTTTCAGTAGGAGCAAGAAACAAAGATATATTAGCCTATTATACGGCAAAGAACATCCAACCTGCTACGGCTTTCACCAAAGAAGACAAACAAGTGTTGGAACGTCTTGAGGGTATCAGCATTTGGGCAATTAACCTTGATTTTGTAGTAGGAGGCTAAACTACTGACAACTAACCACTAACAACTGAACAATGGCACGAACGATACAAGAAATACAAGAACTCATCTACCAGGCCAAGACACAAGAGCCTGCCCTTAATGAGCTTAATAGCACCTCCAAAGTAGCTATATGGCGTTTGTGGGTCTATATCATCTCAGTAGCAATATGGAGCTTGGAGAAGCTATTCGATCTGCATAGAACGGATATAGACAAACGCCTTGCCGAGCTTACTCCTCACACTGCACGTTGGTATCGCAACAAAGCCCTTGCCTTTCAGTACGGCTTTGACCTTTTGCCTGACAGCGATAAGTTCAACAATACAGGACATACTGAGGAGCAAATAGAGGCAAGTAAGATAGTCAAGTACTCGGCTGTTGTGGAAAGCGAAGACGGCCGATTGATTGTCAAGATAGCCACCGAAAGTGATGGGCGCTTGCTACCTATTACAGAAGATCAACACAATGCTTTCAAGGGCTATATAGCTGAGATAAAAGATGCAGGTGTACGAGCAACCGTGATTAACTACCTACCTGACAAGTTGGTGCTGAACTTAGATGTGTATTATGACCCGCTTATCTTGGATAGTAATGGTATGGATATACTCTCTGCCAAACTCCCAGTTAAGGAGGCCATAGAAATCTATCTTAAGAACCTACCCTTTAATGGTGAGCTTATTGTAGCCCACCTTGTCGACGCCTTGCAGGCTGTCAATGGAGTCAAGATCCCACACCTTAAGGAAGTAACCACGGCATGGATAGACCCCAATACACGTGGCTATGGATCCTTTGAGAATATCAATGTATCTCAAATCCCTTATAGTGGCTACTTTGAGGTAGATTGGAATGAATCACGGATACGTTACATTGCTAAATAGTAAGGAATATGAGAATCTTTCAACTTGACATAGAAAAACTAAGTTTATTGCTGATCCCCACTTTTTTGCGCAAAGCTAAATTAGTAGGCTGGATGAAAATGTTAGTAGCCCCCATAGGGAGGCTGCATTATGATTTTACTTTTAAGCGAGCAGCCGACATTCGGAAGCTCTCGCTCAACGGACAGGTATGTTACCTACGCAAGGCGCTCAACGATACTTTTGACCCCACTCTTAGGCGTATCCGTATCCTTGAGGGTAGCCAGTACCAAAGCCAATACATCTATACCGAAGCCGAGCGCAAGCCTAAGTTCTTAGGTACTATGTACCTCCGCCGTGGTGCGGATTATGCCGATACTGGGGTTGATTTTATAGTGAAGATACCAAGAGAGGTATGGGACACACAGAAAACCCCCACCTCCGAGATAGGACGTTACCGTTTCTTTGAAATGGAAGCCCTAATTGACTTCTACAAATTGGCCAGCAAACGTTATATGATTGCCTTATAGATTAACCAACCACTAACAACTAAACAAAATGAATATTATCCATTGTAACCAAGCGGGAGGTTTTCCTCTAACGACCGAAACGCTCAATTTTTTACAGAACACCTATAAGATATTCAATGCTATCGGCGGACTAACGGGCGACTTGGCCATTGTATCAGGTTGCCAGCAAGTAGGCAATACCATTAGCGATGGTGTGGTGTGCATAGAAGGTGAACTATATCCTTTTGAAGGAAATACCATAGGTACTACTGTCTTTATCAAAGAAACACCAACTCCACAGACCTTTGAAGACGGCTCGTCAAAGAATGTCTATATCCAAAAGGTAGCTACCTTTGGCAATAGCACCAGAACTTATCCTTGGGCGGCCTTTAAGCGTATTTTGAACAACCAACAAATAGAACAGCAAACCCTTTCCGATGACAACTCTATTCTTAAGCGATTGGAGAACTTGGAAAGTAGGGTAACCAAGACAATTCCGATAGGTCTCGTGGCTATATGGGGCAAGCCTGCTAATATTCCCATACCTGAAGGTTGGCGAGAATATGAGCCTCTAAGGGGTAAAATGCCTATAGGGCATCATACTTCTGATACTGATTTTGGAAGTATCGGAGCCGAGGGAGGGGAAAAAACACATACCTTGACATCATCCGAAATGCCAAGCCATCATCATAGCTACGAAGATTCTATAGCAATAGCTGATATGAGCGCGGGAGAAGCCGAATGGTTTAAAAATAGAGGTAATAATATAGATGGGTATACCCATACAGGGCAAAATTTGCCTGGTTCCGCTGATAATAATAACTATATGCGGTTTTGGAAGAATAGGACTTCATCTGCTACAGGAGGAGACCAACCCCACAACAATATGCCCCCTTATCGTGTAGTACAATTTATTGAATACGTAGGATTTAATTAGTAACCAAAAAAGTAATTTTATATGACACCAAAAAAAACACTTAAAAAATGGTTTTCAAACTTTATGAAACCCGCACAAGAGCACTTCGCCGCTTGGATTGACAGTTACTGGCACAAAAGCGAAAAAATTCCAATGAGTAACATCGAGGGGCTTAACAGAGCCATTGAAAATACCGCATCGGCGGGGCAGCTGCTCAACCACATCAATGACTCTGACGCTCACAGTGGACTTTTTAATCAGAAAGTGGATAAGGAAGTCGGAAAAGGGTTATCAGCTAATGACTTTACCAACAAGCACAAACAAAAGCTGGAGAGTCTACAACCTACTGACACTTCTGCTTTTCTACCTAAAGGAGGGTATGAGGGTACAGGACAGGCCTTAAAGAGACTCATTGACCAACTCGAACAAAAGATAGCGGCTATCAGAGAAACCCTAACCGTAGATGACACAGCGTTAGACACATTGCAG